TCGTAGCCGTGTTTGGCAACGCTCCAAAATTAATTACCTTACGAAATACCTGCCTTCTATTAACTGCATCACTCTGAGACGATGGAACAGCTGCTGACGGCCAGAAAGACTGACCATTAACAAACTCAGACTGATCATAAAAAGCAGAATCTTTTATGTTTAAGTTAAGCTGCATCAAGTTGAGATTCTGATACAGCCGTATAAGTATCTCTTTAAACTTCTCGCTATTTACATCTATATCCTGAAGCTCACCAGCATCCCAGACAAACGTCGTAGGAACAAAAGCGCCTGTATTAGGACCTTGTGCCATTACTGTAGCCTTTCTGAGGTTTGACGAGCGTGAACCACCATACCCTCTATCTGCAAATCAGAAGAAGATATGTCTTCATCAAGCATTTGCTCGTGATCAAGATGGATCCTTATCTGCACACATTCACCTTCTGTCTGAAAGTAAACTGGGTGCCATAGCCTGTTTTGTGATTCCTCTAAAGGATAAAGATCGTATGGATATGTCTGTAAATTGTTATCACCAAGTATTGCTCCTGTTGCTTGACCACTTTCTACCATTGATAACTGACTTGCTGATGGATAGTAATCAATCGTAACCTCACCTGAAGATGTTTTGAGAACCGCAAAGTCTATCTTTGCCAAGAAGAAGTTCTTTCCTTTATCGATGTAAAAGTTCCATTGTTTAGAAAGAATATCGATCTTAGAAACTCTCGCCGCTCTTCCTCCTCCTTCGTAGGTTCCTGTCATTGTTGTGCCAGTAACCAAGAGGGTGTCTGAGTCAACTACATATACCTTATAGATACCTGAACCAGTTAATGTAACACCCTCCATGTCAATGAGGCGTAAGTAATCGCCATCATTTAATGTGTGATTAATTACCGTCATGTGTAGATCTGTTCCAACATATTCAATGTTATTAACAGACATGACAGCCTCGTTAGTAGATATGCCGGTATCACATATGAACACAAAGCCCTGTTGATTTCCAGCAAGGATATGTCTGTATTTAGTCTGCTTCGTTCCGCTATCCCACATGAAATTACATTCTTCCCACGTGAGTTCTGTTGATTCCCATGATGTTGCTTGCTGTTCCTCGTAGTAACCAAACGCAGTTATACAGTCATCCGCCGTGGCCCATGAATCTCCAACATAATTATAAATTAAAACCTTGTCAGGATATGTTTGTGAGAATTCACTTGCATTGACTGATGGAAAAGACCAGTACACAAGCTCATCAAAATACTCCCTTATTCCACACACTCTGCTAAGACCTTCGTTAGCATTTCTAATCTCAAAGACCTGATCGTTAATTACTTCGTTAATCTTTGTAACGTTAGTTCCTGAGCAACCGTGTATCTCTGTTCTTCCAACAGCAAAGATAGCCTTATCGAAAGGAACAGGTGATTTAAGTGACTTAGAGCCAAGCTCAGTATTTATCTTCTGCCACACAAACGGTTGTATTTGGTTACCTGTATATGCAAGCTCCCACGTGCTTCTCTCAAAGTAGACAACAAGCCTATCTTTTATGAATTCAGCAGATTCTATTTCTTCTTCGGTTGGAGCATCTATAAACCCAGCTCCATCTGATTTCTTGGTAGTTCCGCCTATCGTCCAGGTCTGACTACCTTCAAGCCAAGCATTAGATACCGCTGCAGCTACATTATCTGGCACATCTGCCGGAAATGGGGTTCCGTTGTGGCTGAAACGGCATCTATTTACATGCTCGGAGTTTGTTCCCGCTGTTACATCTCTCTCTATAGTATTGAGAAGTAACAACCTATCTTTAAACGGGATAATAATTTTTGCTGTTTGAACGTATCCGTCAACAACGTTCGCTTTAACCTCAAAAACAGGTCTAAATTCTGCCCACGTACTATTCTTATAAACATACAAAGGATCATCGCCAGCTGCAGGCGTTCCCACTGTTGCATTAAAGTTGGTAATAAAGAGAGCTATCTGGTCTGAGGTTATTCCTGTCCAGTTAGCCGTCCAGAAAAAGTCAGAGTCTGTTCCCTGCAACGTTACCGTTCCATCCCTGTTCCATGAGTTTCCATTAAACCGGTATATAAATTGCGGATCGAAAGCATATGTAGGATTATTAGTAACTTTATTTTCCTCATAGTACGAAAGCCCCATCACAGGCTGAGCTGGATAAAAGTAGATTGTAGATGTAGACGGAGCTCCAACAAAAGAATACTGACCTGTACTCGTATTGAATGTTTTTGTTGTTGAGGTGCCACCGGTGGAAATCATCGTTCCTGGCGTTCCTGTTTCAACAACGGTAAATATCTCGCTTCCAATAGAGAACTGTTGCCCTACGGCAAACACTGAGCCAGGAACTGTACCTGTTGCTGATCCTGCTACGTCTGTTGATCCCAGGCTCACTCTGAGCCGTGAATTTAATTGATCCAGCAAAGATGTAGCGGATGTACCACCCATAAGCTCTGATCCGAATCGCTTTCTCACAATTCCTTTGCTTACATACGCGTTGTTAAGACGAGCGAACGCATCTTCAGGGATCTGCCACGATTTAACGTCTGTGACAAGACCGCTCTTCATTGGAGCAATGAGAAAACGATCGTAAGCCATATTACACTCCTATAACTGTATAGAAGAACTTCTTGCTCGCATCTGCAGTATTAAATACTGTGATACTCGTAGTTGTATAGCTTTCGTAATACAGCACGCCAGTTTCTCCAGATGTTCCTTGACGCGTTACTTGCACATTGTAAACGGTTGTAAAAGTAGGAACGCCTGCTCCTGTAGCAAAGTTAACAGTTGCTGTTGTATTTGCATTTACAGATCCAGAACCCCACTTAAAGATTATCCCAGAAGGAAGGATCGCATATCCCTGCTCATTCTTTACTGCTGACGTAAATTCGTAAGTAGATCCAGCGCTTTCATGTGAGAAGACAAGCTCAGGGTTTCCAGTAAGAGTAGACGTTTGGCAATAAAGGCCAACCTCACCTGCTCCGGTTGTGGGTACTGGAGACTGCACAGGGAACTGTACAAACGAGTGCTTGCCTTCTCCGGAGGCGTCAAATGTTACATGGTTAACGTCTATAAGTGTCTTGATACCTGAAAAGTTATTAAGAATATCATCTTGAGATTGCGAAAGAAGGTCTGAAGATTGAGGAATATTTGGTTTGAAGCTCAATTTTATCCCTTTCTTATTTTATTTTTAAACAAAAGGTTGAGATAAGTAATCGAGCAATTGAATATCCTTGATAGTCTCTCGTAAGAAAACCCTTCGGATCGTAAAATTTTCATCTCTTCAACCTGTATATCTGTAAATTTAGAAAGATGGTTTTTTTCTCCACTACAACTTCTACCCTTCCTATATTTGTCTTTCATGTTATCTTTTTGCGTTCCAATAAATAAATGGTCAGGGTTTATGCATTTTGGATTATCGCATTTATGCAAAACCATCATTTTATGTGGTATTTTGCCAACAAATACTTCGTAAGAAGCTCTGTGCGCAGACCACCATTTTTTATCCCACCATATTTTGCTGTAAGGACCACTGGTTGATGACTTAAAAAACCAACATCCATTTTCTTTTCTAACGTCTGCCAGCAATTTGCACTTTATCGAGCATCCCTTTTCGGAAGAAAATGGCTCAAATTGTTTTCCACATACAATACATTCTTTCATATCGATTCCTTTCGCATGCAAGAATATATCATGGCTATATGGAAAACTATATGCCATGATCCCTCCTTTCGAATTTTAAGTAAGTAGATTTTTTCACCATCTTCCCCTTTTTTTATCTATCCATAATTTACGACCTAAATACAACAACACAAAAATGGAAAACCCTACAAGCCATTGCTCGATGGTTATTTTAGAAAGAGTCTCGGTCAACATAAAATCCTGCTCCCCTATCTGTATAAATGGTTGCTGTACGTTCCGTCGACTGCTGCACAACAAGCCGCTGTAATACAAGCGAGCGCTGACGCATGAACTCGGGCATGATTGCTTGAATACTTTCAACATCCATTCTGTCTTCAAATACTTTCTTTGCTGCACCGTATGCTATGTACTGCCACCACTGAGCAATATCTGGTTCATCCGTTATGTTTAACAGCTCAGTAGGTCTCTTAAACGCATCTATTTCTACCCTGTATACCTTGTCTGGCACTGG